GATATATGTAGAAGTAAGGATTCGGAAGAAAATCCTATATTTGAAATACTAGATGAAGAAGGGTTTGTAGTTCAGCGTATATGTATGAACTGTTTTTTAAAGGAGATTGAGCATGGGGATAACGACTAGAGAAGTAAAAAAACAAAATAAATATTACCGACCAAATACAAGAAGTCTACCATACAAATATAGTCCAGACGCACAGGCAGAACGAAATTGGGAAGCAAGTCGTAGTCGTGATGGAGAAAATTTTATGTATAACAAACATGATAAAGAAAAATACAGATCAAACTACGATGAGATTGATTGGAGCAAATGACCGCTAAAACTATATACGCAGACCTACAAAGCGGTGATAACAAAAAATTGTGGGCATATGCTCAAGAATTAGCTGAATTTCGTAGAAAAAAAGACAAAGTAAAAGATGTAAACGTAGACTTCAGCGACAAAGAAGTAGTAAAGCAACAGGTTATGGAATACTTACTACAACAAACCGCAAGTGGTAATGCCGCATCGGCAAAAGAACTAGCCAGACTTTTAGGACTAGATGAAGCTACGCAAGATATTGTAATAGAAACAGTAGATTTTGCAGAGGCAACATGGGAAATAGGTTAAGATTACCGCAACTTAAACCACGAAACTATCAAATGGGTTCGTGGCAGGCACTAGATAGAGGTGTAAACAATATACTTATAAGCCACCCTCGTAGGCATGGTAAAGATGTAACTACCGCTAGTATATTGTCTAAAAAAGCCATGATGCGTGTTGGTTCGTACTACTATTTGTTTCCGACTCGTAAGTGGGCAGAGCGTGCTATATGGAATAACATAGTAACGATAGGCAATAAAAGTGGGCATTTGATTGATTTAATCTTTCCGCCAGAGATTGTACTAGCCAAAAACAACACAGACCTCAAACTTACGTTAATTAATGGTTCTACAGTTAATATGGGTGGTACAGACAACCTAGACTTTGTAGGGCAGGGTGGTTATGGATACGCACTTAGTGAGTTTTCGTTACACAAAGAAGAGGTAACAGGCTTTCTTGCACCAATCTTGGACGAAGGCAACTCGTTTATAATTATGAATGGCACAATGCGTGGCAAGAAAAACCAACTACACCAGATGTACCAAGCAAACAAAGACAACCCTAATTGGTTTTGCGAGTGGCTAACGCCACAAGAGACTAAACGATATTGTTGGTTAAGCGATGAGATGAATCTTAATCCAGAACTACAAGGTAAAGTAGACCCACTTACTGGGCAAATCTATATGAACGTGCAAGATCGTGTAGATTCTAAAATGATTTCATATTCGCTTGCTAGACAGGAGTATCTTAATGAAGCGGTTGCAGATGTAGCCAACTCTGTGTATGGATACGAAATGACAAAATTGTATGATTCTGGTAATGTACAACCAATATCGGCAAATGATAAAGCTATATATACATTTTGGGATTTAGGTGTAGACGACCCGACTGCAATAGTGTTTGCTAATATTGAACATGGTATGATACAAGTAATTGACTATTATGAAAACACAGGACACGAAATCAAACACTACCTCGACATTATCGCACAAAAAGGATACCGATACGCAGGACACTATATGCCGCACGACTCTAAAAAACGTATGGGTAATACGGGTACTAATATCTTGGACTTTTGCCGTACACAGTATGGCTTTGAGGCTAGAGCGATACCAAAAACCAATTCTGTCAGAGATGATGTTGAAATTGTCAGACGGCATCTTCCATCTTGCAAAATTAATAGCTCGTTGGAGAACTTACTGGATCACCTTACCAATTATCAATGGAATCCGAACACAGGTAAAATCCTTCATAACGAACATTCGCATGGTGCTGATGCGATAAGAATGATGATTATGGCGTATCATCATAAAATGATAAACGAATATTTACTAAAACCTAAAAGTCAATTAGATCGTAGAGAGTATATGTTAGATGATTACCTCATTTTTTGATTACTACGAAGAAGAAGCACCTAAAGTACTTAAGGAATGTACGCATATATATTGTGATGAAGAAGTATTTGTTTGTGGATATAAAACACACTCAGACTACATACTAAAAAATGTCAACAAAAAACTTGACATATCTGACACATGGTTCGTATATTATGCCGCAGGTAAAGTTACAAAATTGTTTGAAATCTTTGAAACTAAAAAATATATCTGTTTTCATAGATTAAACAGAGATAAATTAAAATTATATAACATGAGAGAATTTTATGGGAAGCTCAAAAAATAAACAAGATCCGAAACCACCAAAAATTGAAGAAGCACCTCCAGTTATAATGGAAGCGGATGTAATGGCTCAAAAAGATTACATGAGAAATAAAACTGGTGAGCGTATGAGTGTACAAAACACACTTATGAGAAATTTTAAGAAAAAGAGAAAAAATATTTTTAGTCGTGGTTTACTTGGAAAAATTTTCTAAATGGACGCTAATTCTTTAATTAAGAAGTATGAATCTATGGATTCTACAGTTCGTGGTAACTGGATGAATTTATGGCAAGAGTGTGCTGATTGGTGTTTTCAAACAAACGATAATATAAATCGAATACGAGTAGCAGGTCAGGAAAAACCACCACAACGTATGATAGATACTTGTATTGAAGCTAACTATGCTTTTGCTAGTGGTTTCTTTTCTCATATGTTCCCACCAAATACTGTGTGGGCTAAGTTTCGTCATCCATCTCCTATGATGATGACAAATATAAATGTGGCAAATTATTTTGAAGAAGTAAGTCGTATTGCACATAAAGTTTTAATTGAGTCTAACTTTGCACAAGAAGAGTTTCAGTCTTTACTTTCATTAGGTTGTTTTGGAACTAACTGCCTTTCATTAGAAGAAGATGATCGTAACGTAGTACGTTTTCGTAATTATATAATAGATGATATTCGTATTGCAGAAAATTATTTACATGAAGTAGATACAGTCGCTCGTGAGTATATACTTACAGGTAGACAAGTAATTCAAAAATTTGGTGAAGAAGCTGTCCGTTCTGCTAAACTTGATAAAATCTTTAAAGAAATGGAAATAGGTAAAGACAATAAATATAAGTTTATTCAGTTTATTGCACCTCGTGACGATTTTAAATATGGTAGTTTAAAAGCAACAGAAAAACCTTTTGCTTCTTATCATGTTTCTAAAGATTCAAAAGAAATCATTAAGGAAAGTGGGTTTGACTTTAATCCATTTAAAGTATCTCGCTTTATGGTCGGGAACGAAGAAATATATGGTCGTTCGCCCATGAGCATGATTCTAGGAACTGCTAGGCGTACCAACGTGGTATACCGATCATTAATGATTTCCGCAGAACAACAAGCTAATCCACAATGGCTAGTTCCAGATGATGATAGCGTATCAGGTATGAGTAATCGTGCAGGTTCATTTATTAAATGGCGTGCTACTAATCCTAATGGTAAACCAGAAAGACTACAACCTAACGGAAACCCTGCATTAGCTAAAGAAATGTATGATTTACATGAAGATCAAATCAAACGTATGTTCTTTAACCATTTATTTAGACCATTAGATCAGTACAGAAATATGACTGCTACTGAAGTAAACGAGCGTATGACTACAGATTTAATGACATTAACACCATTTGTAGCTAGATATATAGAAGAACACGTTACTCCTATAATGAATCATACTTATTACATTTTACAAAAACGCAAACTATTACCACCTGTACCACAAGAACTAGCAGAATCGCCAGAATACGAAGTAGATTATGTTGGTAGATTATCGTTAGCTACTAAATCATTTGAAACTATGGGTGCTGTAAATACAATGCGTGTGTTTGGTGAGTTAGCTCAAATGAATCCACAAGCATTACAATCACTAGAAAATGTAGACTATGATAAGTTATTCCAAGAAATATGGTTTGCTAATAGCTCTAGTATGAATGCATTAAAAGACCCACAAGAGGTTGAAGAAGAACGTCAAGCTAAAGCTGAAGCCGCTGAACAACAACAAGCAGTACAAGCAATGCCTGCAATGGCAGATGCCGCACAAAAAGTAAGTGGTGCTGTTGATCCTGAAAGTATAATGGCACAAGAGGTTATGGGTGAATAACGAATTACAAAAATTATTAAGTACATATCGTATGGTGTTTAATTCACCAGAAGGTCAAGTAATTTTAGAAGATTTAAGAAGACTATCTGCTATAGATGAACAAGCAGGTAGTGAACTTACACATTCAGAGTGTACATATAGAAATGCTATGCAAGATATGTATAGATATATAGAAGCAATGATTTCGGAAGACTAATGGCAGAAACTGTAATTAGACGAACTGTAGGTAAAGGTGGTAACTACCGACCCACTAAAAAGGGTGCAGGTATGACCAAAAAAGGTATAGCCGCATACCGCAGGGCAAATCCGAAAAGTAAATTAAAAGGTGCTGTTACTGGTAAAGTTAAAAAAGGTAGCAAAGCCGCTAAACGTAGAAAATCGTATTGTGCTAGATCACTAGGACAACTTAAAAGAAGTAGTGCAAAAACGAGAAACGACCCTAATAGTCGTATCCGTCAAGCACGTAGAAGATGGAAGTGTTAATTATGGAACTAAATGACAAAACAAAAAGTTTTTTAGACTTTACTCGTAAAGTTATGGTTTCTCGTGACGGCAAAAAACAAGTCATTGTGAACAACAAACTTGAAGAAATAAAGTATAAAAACCTTAAATACGAAGATAGATAATGCATAAGTGTGGAGGCAAAATGTACGGAAAGAAAAAACCTACTAAAAAAGTTTCTAAAAAGAAAACTGCTAAAAAGGCAGTTAAAAAAACATACAAACGCTAACTAGGAGAATAAATGAGCGAACAAGTGGAGACACCTGTAGAAGCACCCTCAAGTGAGGAAACTGCAACACAGCCTCTGGATATCTTAACAGATGAAGGCAAGTTTAACGAGGCTTGGAGAAATAGTTTACCAGATGATTTAGGTAAACATTCAATATGGTCAAAGTACGATAATGTAACAGACCTTGTTAAAGGAGCAATAAATGCTCAATCACAAGTCGGAAAAAAAGCAGAAGATTTTTGGCTTTCTGAAGATGAAAACGACATTGTTCGTAGACGTGAAATAATGAATATACCTAAAGATGTAGAGGGATATTCTATAGAAACTGGTGAATTACCTGAAGGAGCTGAGTTAGATGAAACTCGTATTGGTTCTTTTAAAGATGTAGCTCACGAGTTAGGTCTTACTAATGAACAAGCCCAAGCTATTGTAAACTGGGAAGTAAAAAACGGAGAAGCTAATCTACAAAATATAGAGCAAGCTGAAGAGTTATCTATTCGTGAAGCTGAAGATACACTTCGTAAAGAGTGGACTGGTGATAACTTTGAATACAACATGGGTAAAGTAGCTAATGTTATGGATTATCTTGGACTAGAAGAGTTTAAAGATGACCCTGCTATTGGTAATAATGTAGACTTTATTAAAGCTGTATTTGAAAATATAGTACCGCTTATTAGTGAAGATCAAATAATCGAACAGGGTATGGAAGAAAACTATGCTACTGTAAGCGATCAACTTGATTTATTAGAAGAAGAAATGAGAAATTACGATGGAAATACAAGCGATATAGCATATCAGAATATGTTAAAACAGCGTTTAGCGTTTCTTGAAAAAATTTCTTAAGTTTTAACTTGACAAATTTGTAACTATTACATATAAGTCATGCAGATTTGAAACGGAAACCTCGCAAGAGCCTGTGAGATGATCTGGGGTGAGAACCTTAAATTAGGCTAGACCTGCAAGTGCAGATACTCAGAGCCGACTAAAACTTGTATATAAAATTATTAATTATGGAGGTGTATTATGGCAGGTAATTTGCTTAATACTTATATTACTGGTTTTGACAGAGCTATCCGAGAAACTGTTGAAACTAAGGGTGGTAAAATGCGTCCTTATGTTCAGGTTGCTACAGGCGATCTTTTCCGTAAAGAAGGTGTTTACCAAAGAACAACTGGTGGTGGTTTACCTAGTAAGGTAACTAATCGTTTTGGAGATTCTCCTGTATCTGACATTGATTACAGTCGTAGACGAATTACTCGTAGTCAATTCCAAGATGGTCAATTCATGGATTGGGCTGACTTATCTAAAATGGGTGTTGATCCTCGTTCACAAAAGTTAACTGTTATGAAGAACAAGTTTCTTCGTCAAGAAGACTTAATTATTGATTCAGCGGCTTTAGGTTCTGCTAAAGGTGGTGTCGAAGGTCAAAATGATGTTGAATTTGGTGAATTTCCATTCGCAACATCAGGTAATACAGCGAACCAAGACAAAAACATCATTAGCGTAAAAACCAAATCTGATGGTTCAATAGGAGATGATGGTGCGGCTAATCGTTTAGGGTTTAATTATGGTAAATTCCTTAACACATTAACTCAGTTCGGAAACAATAGTGTTGATATTGAAACTCAGAAGCCTTTATTTAAGATTTCTTGGAATCAATGGCAGGACATTATGAACGACAGTAACTTTACTGACTTCGATAATCGTGGTGGTGCTAAAGTTAACGAGTCTGGAGCAGGTCAGATTTATGACTACATGGGTGCATCTTTCTGTATCTCAAACATTGTTCCTTTCATGCACAATGATGCTGACTCTCACGTTGCAACAAACATTTCTGTAGATACTACAGCTAATGTTAATGTTGACACAGGAGTATGGACTGCACCCGCAGGAAGCACTCGTTGTTGTTATGCAATGATTCAAGATGCGGTATTGTTTGAAGTTAACCCAGATATGACAACTAAAATTAGCGAACGTGCTGATAAATCGTTCAACTATTATGCGTACATGAAAGCCGAGTTCGGTGCTGTTCGTATGGAAGAAGAAAAAGTTATCGCCATTCCTTGTCAACAATAATTAGGAGGATAGATAAATGTCAAAAAGTTCACAAGTTACAGATTTAGACGGAGGTATTGTTACTAAGTCTAATTATCGTGGAAATGTACAAGCTATTCCTGTTACACTTACTGGAAGCCAAGCGGCAGATACTTATACTGTATCTGGAGTTCTTCCTCAAGAAGCTCGTGTTATTTTAGCTGATATAACAACATCTACAGGAACTGCAAAAGTTGGTTATTCAGGCACAGTTGATGCTGTTTCAGCAGACGCTAACGCTACATTCTATGGAAGTACAGATGTTGGAGGTAAAACACTTATTGTTACTACTTCTGCTACATCTAGTAGTGGTGTAAATGGATTAATCTTAATTGCAACAAACGAGTAAGGCTAATGGGGGGTTCGCCCCCCTTATCTTTTTAGGAGAAAATTATGAATAGATGTCAATATACAAAAACAAATTTAGCAAATTTTGCTTTATCACAGTTAGGTAGTGATCGAGTTCAATTAGCAGATTATACTACAGATACAGGCACAATAAAAGATACAGTTCTTTTATATTTTAGTTCAACATTAGAAGAATTAACTGCAATGGCGGCTTGGAACTGTTGTTTAAAAAGTAAAGCTCTAACAGATGCAGCAACAGCTCCTGTTTTTGGATACGATTTTGCTCACGAATTACCTACAGATTGTGTTCGTGTTTATCAAACTACTGCGGCTCAAGGAGAAGGTTATAAAAACAAACCTAATGATTATGAAATAAACACAGTAGGATCAACTCGTGTAATAAATACAAATCACGACAATCCTTTTATTGTTTATACTGCTGTACCAGAAGACCTAGATAATACACACGATTACGATATGATGGATTCATTATTTGCTAGAGCTTTTTATACATTATTAGCGGCTAGAATGTGTGTATCTATAACAGGTAATTCTGATTTAGAATCAGCGTTATTAGATGAGTTTTATAACATTGTTCTTCCTGACGCATTGCGTTCTGATGCAATAGAAGGAAAACAAATTCAACAAATTGGAGAAGACTACAAAGAAATTTGTGTTAACTCTTACAAAACATTTGAGAAGGTGTAATTATGGCGGCTACTAACAAAATGGGTTTAACTAAATTAAACATTATTAATCAATCACTTGCTTTAATAGGAAGTGAAAGAGTTCAGTTATCTGCAATAGATGATACAGGTTCAATAGCAGAACAGGCTCTTCTTCATTATGTTCCTGCGGCTCAAGAGTTAACTCGTATGCACGCTTGGAACTGTTGTTTACATCGTGTAGCACTTAGTGAAGGTACTGGTGTGGATGCGGCTCTTTCTTTTGCTGAAGATTGGGGATATCCTACAACTGCTCAACGCATTATTTATATTAGTAAAGTTGATAGTAAAGAAACAGTAAGACCAAAAATTGATTTTGCTGTTACAACTACTGCACATAGTGATAATACAACAATAAAAAATATTCAAACAGATGTTTCTGCGGCATTTGCACAGTATTTAGCTGTTCCAGATGAAGCTGATATGGATGCAATGTATGTTTCTTGTTTAAGAACTTTATTAGCATCTAAATTAGCTATTCCTGTAGCAGGAGATGTAAATAGAAAATTTGAATTATTAAAATATTTATATGAAAAACTTCTTCCAGAAGCAAGACGTGCTAACACAATGGAAGGTGTTAATGAGCCTGCGGTTGATGATTCTTATTTAGAAACACCAATGTCTCCATTTACATATAAATCATATCTTAAAGTCTAATGTCTTTAACAAAAACAAAGCTCTGTAATCTGGCTTTGTCAAAGTTAGGTAGCGAACGAATATTGTTATCTGACTTTGACACAGATACAGGTGTTTTAAAAGATACACTAGATTTACATTACACACCAACTCTTGAAGAGTTAGTTCGTATGCATAAATGGAATTGTTGTAAAGCTAGGATTAAATTAACTAATTCTACTACAACTGATCCTAAAGTACCTTTATTTGAGTACAAAGAACAACATAACCTTCCTGCTGATTATATAAGAGCTACTTATGTAACAGACTCAGATCAAGCATATGAATATGGCAAAACTGTTGTAGATTATGTTATTGAAGGAGGTAAACTATTATCTCATCATAAAAACATTTGGCTTTGTTATATAAAAGAACCTTCTCCTTCTGAAATGGATGCTATGTTTGCACAAGCATTTGTAACATTATTAGCATCAAGAATTGCTACAACAGTTACAGGTGATAGAGGTTTATCACTTAATTTATTAGAAGAATTTAATCGAGTTATTATGCCAGAAGCAAGACGTGTTAATGGAACAGAAAGACTTGATCCACCAACTGTAGATAGTGAATGGCTAGAAGCTACATATACATCTAGTTCATCATACAGTAATTCATATCCACCATTTTCACAGACATCATATGGTAGCTTTAGTTAGGAGACATTATGCCAAAAAAAGTAATCAACGCTTTCAATGCAGGCGAAGTTTCTCCTTATGTTTATGCTAGACAAGACAGCGAGTTATACGATAAAGCCTGTCTTAAAATGGAAAACTTTTTACCACTAGAATATGGTGGTGCAACTAAAAGACCTGCGGCTAAATTTGTACATAAATTTGAAAACACAACTGCTAAACCTATTAGTGCTACTAAATTATATTCATTTGTATTAAATGCAGAAGAAACATATGTATTAGCTT